CGTAGCGGGGTGGGGATCGTCTTTTGGCGCAAGGGACCCCCGGTAATTTGGGGGGTTACCCCCACTCTCCCTAGGGACTCCAGGATATTTAGCCAACAAAACCCAACGTATAAAACTGAGTCCGCTACGTACCAATACGTACCACAACTAATAACACAGTAAGACCAAATATACCCAACCAATACTTATTTTAATTGGGTAGATATACCCAAGATATACCCAATCTGCTCTGTATGTATACGTAACGTACCACAACTAAATGTAATAATTCTTTCTTTGTAATAATAACTACTTAACCCATGTTTGTTAAGAGAGCTGAAAAATAATGCTTGACAAATAATAAATAATATGTTATAATACAGTTAGTAAGTATTGTAGCTATTGTAAAGATTACTTTGTTTATTCTTATTTATTAATTATTTAAGTTAGTAAGTATACTTAGTAGTTCGTTACGTATACTCACTATCACATACTATACCTTTCTATTCTTATTATTCTTTTCTTTACTCTTATTTTTCTTTTCTTAGGCCACCCATTCTTATGACGCAACTAAAACAAATAATCAACCCATCCAAGCTAGACTCTGGTACCCTGAAGAGAAAGACGAACACCATTGTGCTTAAGGCAAAACAGAATATAGACAACGGTGGTCTCTCTGATAAGGAAAGGATGATTATTCTCTTCTCCTTCGTATACGGTAGGGGTACGTATGATAGTTTAGCAGCTAAGTACAAAGTGCATTATGATACCATACGCAAGATCATACGGGACTTTCAATCAGATCTAAATAATCTGGCAGAGACATACGACCTAGTCTCTCCTAATAATTATAAGTTTAAAAGTACAGGCTGCGTAAGAGTAGCACACCCCGAGCTAATTAACGAGAGCTTCCTCTCCCTTCTTTCAGCTCCAACAGCTCCCATCCTTACGGAGGCAGAGCAGACATACGCTTGGATCTACACTTACACAGGGGATAGTGGCAAGGCATTAAAGCAGAGTAAGCTGGATGCTGGCTTAGAGAATAATAAGGAAGTAGTTTCCACACCACAGGGTACCACCCCATTTCAGAATGCTGTAAAGATCAGGGGCTTCTACTTAAGGAGTAAGGAGAACGTAAGGGATTACATCATCTCTCTACGAGAACGTAAGCTTGCTGATTTGAAGGTAGATAAAAGCTATGTACAATCCCACCTGATCGAGATTATTGAGAATCTAAGGGATGAGGCTGACCCAAGCACGAACAGAAACAATATGCTGAAATCCTTGGAACTCTTAGGTAAGACTTGTAATGCTTTCACAGAGAACATCCGTATAGAAGAGGTTAAACCTGGTGATGCATTGGACTCACTCCTTGAGCTAGCAAAACGAGATGTTGTAGATGGTAAGAAGAAAGTGATAAATGCTGGGGCTCAGGATGCAGATGGTACCTCATGGGTTTATGAACCTATAGTATAAAATAATAAGGATGTAATGAACAGGTGGTGAGTTTCAGCGGACTGTAAATCCGTGCCATTGGCTTCTAGGTTCGATTCCTAGTGCATCCACCAAGGGAAAGTATAGCGGAGTAGAGAAGAGGTCATCTCACCTGGCTCATAACCACGGAAATCACAGGTTCGAATCCTGTCCCCGCTACCAAACGAACAACATACGGGTATAGCCGAATAGGTAGAGGCAACAGGCTTAGACCCTGAAATCTGTAGGTTCGACTCCTACTATCCGTACCAAGCTACATATTAATAAATTGAAAAAAAAGAAAAAGGTGTTACTTCGTAAGGAAGAAAGAGAATAAACCGTGCCCTGTCCCCTGGTATAGTATGTTTTTCTATATTACGGCAGGGCCTTCTTAAGGGCATATATGAGTACTGATAAGTTAGTCTCTTTACTACAAATATATAAGGGTGATCCGCTACTTTTTATCAGAGATATAATTAAAGTAACTCCTACAAAACAACAAACAGATCTTATCTTAGCAGCAGTAAAAAGATCATCACGCGTAGCAGTTAAATCGGCAACGAGTACTGGGAAGACCGCTGCATTGGTTTGGCTTACCTTCTATTTTTTAATTTGCTACCCAAACTGCCGTATACTAATCACTGCCCCTACTGCGAGTCAGCTATTTAGGGTGTTCCGTTCAGAGTTATTACTATGGCATGGTAGGATGGATCCTACATTTGCTAAGTTTTTTGTGATTATGAATGATTGTATGTATGTGGATGGCAGGAAAGGGGTTCAGCAGGCATCTTGGATCACTGGTAGTGCCGATAACCAAGAGTCCTTTGCTGGTTTGCATGCCGATAAGGTCGTCATATTTGTAGATGAGGCATCCTCCTTACCTACAAAGATATTTGATACGCTCTTTGGTACATTATCTAGTGGTGATTCCTCAATTATCCTAGTATCTAACCCAGTTCGGGCAGAAGGTGCATTCTATAACCTCTTTTCCGATAAGATTACGGGGTGGGATCGTTTTACATTCTCTGCTTTTGATAGCCCTAATGTAGATGAGAGCTGGATTGAGGAGATTCGATCATATTATGGGGAGTCCTCAGACTTCTGGAAGATGCGCGTCCTTGGTCAATTCCCGCTATTATCCGAGGCACAGTTTATCAGTGCCAACCTAATAGACGAGGCCATGCAAAGACAGTGTATGCCCAGAGAATACGCCAATTACCAACGTATACTAGGTTGTGACGTGGCTAGATTTGGTAACGATCAATCGGTAGTGTGTGATAGACAAGGTCCCAAATTACATAATATGTTAGCATTCAAAGGCATAGATACCGTAACATTCACCGAGAAAATACTAGAATACTACCAATCAGGACGCTTCGCAGCAGTAGCAGTTGATGGGATAGGTGTTGGTGCAGGTGTTGTAGATCAGTTAAAGAGGTTCAATATACCCGTACTGGATATCAACGTATCCTCACCATCCTCTACACCCAAGACATACCACAACTTACGCTCGCAATTATATGGTGAGATAAGGGATTGGCTACCTACTGCATCCATGATAGATAACCAACAGCTAAGGGATGATTTGGTTGGTGTCAACTATTCTTACAATTCTAAATTACAAATTATCTTAGAATCTAAACGGGAGATGAAGAAAAGGGGTGGTAAGAGCCCAGATTTCTCGGACGCACTTGCATTAACCTTTGCAATTAACACTCTGTCTTACTCCCCTATGAAGTTTAGGCCAAGAAGTATAAGACCATCCTCACACCTATGGACATAATTAATGGAAGAGTTTAAAGGAATGCTTATTCATGGTACTAAGGATTTGGTGGAGCGAGAACTACTCTCACTAGACTCTAGTACGGAGGAAGATAAAGAAGCAGCAAGGTTATATGATGCTGCTTTCTCCTCCTCTCTTGCTGGGCATATCAAGAGTATTTTTGAAACAAATAAGAGGGCGAAAAGAGAGTCGGGTATTGAGGACGAGCTATTCAAATGCTTGAGATCCTACAATGGCCAGTATGATCCTAAGGACCTCGAACTGATTAGGGCAGATGGTGGTTCTGAAATTTACATGAACCTGACTGCAACTAAGTGTCGCGCTGCATCATCTTGGATTGGGGATATTCTTTTATCTAAGGAGAAGCCATTCGCACTTGAACCCACACCAATCCCAGAGTTACCTTCTGAGGTTCAGGATACCATTAAGGCATCTATTGATAAGGAATGGGATACTCTGCTTAATAAGATCGCAGAGGAAGGTAGTGTAGATACGAAGACCGCACAGCGGCACTTAAAGGAAGTAAACCAAACTAAGCGGGATATAGAAGAAGCTGTGATGGAAGAGATCATGGCAGAAGCTAAGTGGCAGATTAAGAAGATGGAGACCGAGATTCATGATCAGTTAATCGAGGGTGAATGGGGGGCTGCCTTAGAGGAGTTCATAGAAGATTTCACTATCTTTCCAACTGCATTTATGAAAGGCCCGATCATTACAAAACAGAATAAACTATCCTGGGTTAATGGTCAACCTACGCAATCTACAGTTTACAAATTTATTAATAAAAGAGTATCACCATTTGATATTTATCCATCCCCAAGTGCTAATAAGATTTGGCAGGGTAACTTGGTTGAAGACATCCGGTTTTCCCGTAAGGAAATATACGACCTAATTGGTGTACCAGGTTATGATTCAGAGAAGATTAAGAAGGTACTAGAGCAACAGACCTCCGAAACTTCCCTCTTTACCGATATAGAGCAGGATAAGGCTGAGGTTGAGAATAAGGGCTCTGCGCTATCCGCTAATAAAGATATCATACATGGCCTACATTTCTTTGGGTACGCCTCCTGCAAGTTACTAAGGGAGTGGGGCCTATCTATCCCAGAGTATGAGGATAGTGCGGAGCTTGATATTGAAGCGGTGGTAGTCGGTGATGAGGTAATAAAGGTATCCATTAATGATGACCCACTCTCTCGGAGGCCATACTATGCGGCTTCTTATCAGAACACCCCTGGTTCTGTTTGGGGTAGGGCTCTACCTAATCTCATGCGGGATATTGCTCGCATGTGTAACGCTACTGCTCGCGCTCTCGCTAACAATATGGGTATATCGAGCGGCCCACAAATCGAGGTTTATACTGACAGATTAGCGGATAACGGACCTATTGAGGCTATCCGTCCACTTAAGATTTGGCAGCTTACCTCAGACCCAACTGGGGCTGGTGGTAGGGCTATATCCTTCTTTCAACCAACCAGTAATGCCGCAGAGTTACTAGCTGTATATAAGGATTACGAGGCCAGGGCAGATGATGCCACTGGTATCCCACGTTATGCGTATGGTAATGAGAAGGTAGGGGGCGCAGCTCAAACTGCATCTGGCCTATCCATGCTCCTTGATAGCGCAACTAAAAGCATCAAGGCTGCTATCCGTCATATTGACACTGGTTTAATTAAGCCTCGTATTGAACTGCAATTTTACTGGAATCTTAAAAGTAAGGATGACAGTACCTTTAC